TATCATTTAATGATAAACCTTTGTTAACATTGGCAGCCGTAAGCGTCAAATAGGCGTCATTTCTCTGGCTGTAATCTGTTAATCCTTGTTCTCTAAGCTCTTTTTCTCTGGTCCAGAGTTTTCCTGGCCTGGAGGTGAAGATAATGCGCCTGTTTTTAGTGTCTAATTCGTCTATATCGGACGTTTCTTCCGCCAGTTGGTACATCTTACCGATAAAATCAAATCTATCCATTTTAGGAAGATCCGACCAGGACGTGTATATCTCATTTATTGCCTGGTCCTTGTCATTTGTTAAAATCTGGCCGGATGTAGTTTTCAGCCATTTACTGCCTTTTCCTAAAGGTAGCCGGACACCATTTCCAGGCTTTGGAAATACCTCAATTCTTTTGATGTTTTTATCTTTGCTTACAATATTGAAATATGTTTGTAAAACTTCCAGGTTTTCGCCTTTGATTCCATTAGTAAGTAAATAATATGCGTGTAAATGTCCGCTTTCACTTGATCGAAACAACAAGGCCGGATATTCCTGGCCAGTTCTGGCCATAACTTCCAACATTGGAATATATTGCTCCTCTGGAGCGTCCAGGTCTATAATGATTCTATCCGTCCAGGCGTTTCCTTCTTTTCCTGCCATTAGTTGGCCGATCATTGTTTCATCTTCCAGGAATTGATAGACCAGTCCATCATTTAGGAAACTTTTGGAGTGCAGCCAGTTACGACTTGATAAATCCGGCTTGTAGATGTAGCCGGAGCGTTTAAGCGGATCTACAAAGAGATTAAGATATAATTGCCTGGGCTCGCCTTTGTCCATTTATCTTCCCAAATAATAGGAAGAAACGGCGTTTCAATCTTTCATAGCCGACCTTAGACAATGGCGTATAATTAAATATAATTTTTCTTAGGTGGTTTGCGATCATGTATTCTATATTTTGAGTGGACATCATAGGAACCTAAGGTTTTGCTTGTCTAAGCCGGTGGGCCGTTTCTTTTTGCGTAAAACATTATAAGAAAGCTCGCCGGCTTTCTTTTTATTTAAGATTTGTAATTGCATTGGATTGCGTCGGAATTAGAGGAAAGGATTTCATTCAATGCGTAAAACATTAACGAGTATACGTTATGGAACAAATCACTTTCAAACAGAAAAGCCATTTAGTAGTAAATCCAAACAATATTATTTTTTAATTCTACATCTTTTATTGAGATTCCCACATCATCAAGTAGATCAATAGCCGGATTCATTAGGTCCGCAAATTCGCTTTTTGTTATCCGCTCTGATTTAACTTTCTGCATTATTTCAAACATATAATTTTGAATCTCTTTAATAAAATACTGCTCTGGAAAACAGGAAACACTCACTCTTTAAACTCTATGGAATCATTCCGTTTGAGTATTTCTTGCCTAACCACGAACCGATCAACGGAAATTCATAGAGCTTCGCCTTTTTTCTGTTCTTGAGCCGTTTTTTAGCTTTAAACATCTTCTCTGGAAGATTAACATATGCCCAATCGCTCATTTTTATAATCGGCTCATGATGGTACTCCTGGACCCAGTTGGAATATTTATATCTGCCAGTATAAAATTCATTCTTTAAGATTGCATAAACTGAATTTCTGTTAAACGGTTTTGCTCTCTGAGTTAATATTCCGTTTTCGTTTAATTCGTTTGTGATCTTGTCAAGGCTTGAGCCGTCTCTTCTCATTTTATAGATGGTTTTCACTACTTCGGCTCGTTCTCTGTCAATTTTCAGCTCTCCGTCTCTGTTGTAGTAATATCCAAACGGTAGGACACCGGTACAGCCTTTTTTATTAGATCCTATCTTGCCTGTATTCTTGAAGTTCTCAACTCGTCCGCTCTGTAACCGCTTTGTTATCCGTTCGCGCTCCATTTCAGCCATTAGGACCATCATTTTTAACGTAAAGGCTCCAATGTCTGTTGAACTATCCAGACCGCCGTCTATTGTAGAAATCCATTTGTTAGATTTGCTTAATTTGTAGTAAAGATTGGCGAACAAACGGAGAGACCGGAAAAGCCTGTCTATGTGATAGACTACAATTCCATTAAATCCGTTCTTATCTATTAACTGGATCATTTCATTGTATTGCTGCCTGGATTCCTTTGCTCCGCTTCCGATTTCTTTAAATATCTTCACTAATTGCCAGTTTTTAAGATTACAATACTCTTTAATCTTCTTTTCCTGGAGTGCCAGGCTTGTATTATCTTCCTGGTTGAATGTTGAAACTCTAATGTATCCAACTACTTTAATTTTATCGTTGTTTTTCACTTTCTCGTCGTGAAATCTCTTTAATTTCATTGTTTAGTCTCCGTTTTTGTTTATTTCTTAAATAAGAATTAAAAAGAATTTACCAATAAACCCATATATGTTAGTAATGTTATTCTAACATTATTAGTCCATTCAATAAAGAAAAGGTTAAAGATTTGTTTAGTCTGTTTAATTGGAATTAATATTTTATTAACGTTGTAAGAAAGAAATATTAAGAAAGAATTGTTAGAAAATACCGGAGGACAAAATGGATCTATCAAAATACGGAGACATGGAACAAATAATCATCAAAGCTTTTGAGAAAAACGAGTTTGAAAAGAAAGGAGTCCGTGAGACTTCCCGCAGACTTGCCGATAAGCACGGATACAGCCCAGGCGCACTAAAAACGATTTATGTTAAAATGAAGAAATACGGAGCGTTTGAGATGTTATTTCCAGAGAGATTTGGAATAGTTATAAAACAAGTCCAGGAATACGCTTCTTTCGCTACAAGATTAAAATATCCAGATAATATAGATAAGCTGAAAGAGTTAGCATATCATAGAAAGAACAGTAAGCAAAAAGTAATTAATGATCTAATAGAAGAAGCTCACAAGGATATAAAACAAAAATAATTATTCTATAACCACTTCATCTAATACCATTGATCGAGTCTGGTGTACATACTGTTTCTCGATATATCCTCTTGCCTGTCCTTTAGTCTTTAAATAAAAGATTGTAGCTGTTAGGTTGCCTTCTCTGATCTGTTTTATTAGCTGATCCTCTGCCATGTCCAGCAACTCCTCATTAACATAGAAAACCTTATCTTTAAAACCGTCATCCTTCTTGATCCAATCGTAAATAGTGGTCCTGGATATATTGGTCTGGCCACAAGCTTTTGATATATTACCGTTAGAATTGAGCAAAGCAGCCAGGAAGGTCTCTTTTTTTAGTGATCTTTTGTTAAGTGTGTTAGTTGTTTCTGCCATTTAAAACTCCTTAATAGCATTGTTAGAAAAGCATTGTTAGAACATAGTGTCATGTATGACACAATCTTTGGGCAAATCAAAAAGGACGATCAAGCGGACACCTGAACGGAGACTAATCCAAGTGGAACAAAAGTCCCACCATAAAACAAGTATCCGCCGATCTATTGAAAGGAGTTAATACTGCCGTTCTTTTTCTGGAACAGTATCTAAAGCAAGCTCTCTAAAGATTGAATCAATCTCTTTCCTGGACCTGTTATATATCTTCTCGGCTTCGTTGAACTTCTGCCGATCCTCTAACGAAATGCGGCCATTACCCTCAACATTAACTAACATCAATGGATTTTTAGCCATGAACCCGGCTCCGGAAATGTACTTCCGTCCGTTCTCTTCGTACATATAAGGCTGAACAGCTTTGAAGCCTTGCCCGATCACATCCATTGGAAGATCCTGGTAAACTTTAAAGCCTATCCAGTTCCTTGAATCAAATCCGCTGACTATACTTTCATTGGAGCGTTTGAAACGTTCGCTAAACAGTTCGTACTCTCTCAATTCCAACTGTTGAAGTGTTGAAGCATGGATGGAAACCATCTTCGGATTGGCTTTCTTGAACTCCTCAAAGCTCATTGGACGATCTTCAACGATCAGCTTACGTTCTCTCAGTTCATCCAGGAGAGGTCGTAATCTCTTTTCTAGGTTTGCATATTCAAGTTCGGATCTGCCTCTGCCGAGTATATCGTTTAGTTGACCTTCGGACATTGGATTTTTTTCCAATGCCTGGAGCAGCTCGTTCTCTTCTTCATATTGTTTCTTGAGTTGTAGTAACTCGCTTGTGCTTGTGTGCATTTAGTGCCTCTTTTTCTTTCTTATTTTCAGTTGAGCGTCTCCGTTTTTAGTTAAGGTTTTAGCCGAACATGAAATAAAAGTGTCCGTATTCGGCGAATTTGAGCGTTTCCTTTTCCCATCTTCTCTTTTTATCTCTTTAAACCTCTCTTTTTCTTTATTATCACAAAGAGAATAGAAAGATTTAATGTTCTTGGACACATCTAGATTTAATAGAGAGAAATTCAACTTGTAAACTGTTGCTCTGCCTGGCGTCTTGCCGTTTCCATATCCTTTTAAATGGACCTCAATCAATCCTGCCTGGATTAACCTTGTAACTGGATCAAAGCGTCCTGTTCTACGATATACTCCGGCTCTGTCAAATAATGACTTGGAAATCCTTACAACCGGCTCTGCTTTGGCGGATCTCCATCCGTAGTTATGGAATTGTAGCCAGATAAACGAAATGGCGTTTGAAATGCGCTCGTATTCGCTCTTTTTCTGTCTATGTTTACGTTTTATAGATCCAGTAATAGAAACCGCTAAATCCTGCGCTTTTTTCAGCTCTGGAATTGTTAAAGATTTAACCGCGTCTATCTTTCCAGACTTGCTAACCTTGGCCGGATTGTAGGATCTCTGCAATTTGTTATACATAGCCGTCATTTCTCTTTCCAACTGTGAGAAATTGCCAGTATTAACGGCTTTCTGAATGTCTTTAGAGTGCGCTCTGTTTTGAAATTGTAAGGACCAATCAGTAATGTTAGTAATGTTATCATTTAATGATAAACCTTTGTTAACATTGGCAGCCGTAAGCGTCAAATAGGCGTCATTTCTCTGGCTGTAATCTGTTAATCCTTGTTCTCTAAGCTCTTTTTCTCTGGTCCAGAGTTTTCCTGGCCTGGAGGTGAAGATAA